CGCCGGGTTTTCCCTGGAACAAGACTTTCCGCAGCAAAGGGGATTTCGTCAATAAAACGACGATCCCTCGCGGGAGTGAACAAGTTCCTTGGAACGGCATGGCAGTCCTCAATGAGTATGACATGGCCATGGATTCAGATGACACAGCGTTTCATTGTCTCTGGTTCGACAAGCAGAAGGACGAAGTCCGTTTGATCGGTAAGGATCCCCGGGAGTTCAATATTGCACCCATTGAGTGTGTAGTCAGTTTCAATCGAATGTGTCTCCAATTCAACCAACTCTTTTATGAGATGGGGCGCAAACAGACTGCTTTTCACACCGTTGGTGGCACCAAATACTTCGGGGAATGGAATCGTCTTTTAAGGCGACACCTGAAAATCTCGAAAAACGGTTCATTCTCGACCGATGGAAAACGTTTCGAAACGCGCGTTGCGGCGTTGTGGTTCTCTTTCATTGCTGACTTTCGTTCCGACATGGGGCGATTTACACAGAAGCAAAGGGAGAAGCTGCGGCGGTTGTACCGCTACAAAACATCCCGAGCCGTCTTGGCAGAAGAAGGCGACTTGGTGCAGATCCTTCGAGGGGTTTGCTCCGGTTTTCCGAACACAATTTCGGATAACACTTTGATCACCATTATGGATCTTTTTGTTGCATACATTGTTCTCGCATGGGAACGCGATGAAGAGATCAATTTGGAATCGTTCACCCAGACCAACATGCTCTCTGTATGTGGTGACGATGCTCTGATCACGACACAACATGAGTGGTACAATGTTTCAAACATCAATATTGTCCTGATGGATTTCACAGGGCAAGAAATGGAAACTGAAGTGCTACATCCAAGAACTGCGCAAGAATGCGTTTATGTGTCGAACACCTCAGAAGTCGAGTGTGGATTTTTGGTCCCCTCGCCTAACCCGCAACGGGTGTATGGGTGTTTAGTGGAAGGAGCTCCTTTGAGTCCGATCCGCTGCAAGGCCGAATATGTCCCCGTCGATCCGCGATGGCAGCTCTTACGCTGCTACGCTCTCAGGATTGATAGTTGGGGCAATCCCGCGATTCGAAAGGAACTCGCGGAGGCCATTGAACTGCTGCTCTCCAAGTTTGCGGATTTGTTTCTGCACACTGCGATGGACGAGAAAATCCGAGGCGATGTTACCTGGTCGCAGGTTTGTTCGCTACGGAAATCTGACGAGGAACTGAGATCTCTCTACCTCGGGATTGAATCTGACGTTTCACAGGGTTTGGCCAGTAAAAAACTTTGCCCTGTGTTTGTTAAAATCATGGATGTCATCAACAAACACGAATTCGATATTCAAGATTTTGATTCTACTCTCGGCTATCCTGGAGAAGGTCCTCCGATGGACGCCTCTGGATTCCAACATGTTGGTGAGCTTTTTGAAAGTGTCCCCGCCCCTGTTCATGGCAATTACGCTGGTCCTAATTGGACTAGTGGAAAACTTTGGGGTGAGTTTGACGCTTCTGTTCCATCTCGATCTGTCGAGGATGAGCTTGCCAAACGGCATGACTACAACTACAGCCGAATGGATCACCGACGTGCTGACCAACTTCTTATTCAGGAAGCTGAGGCTTTGCCCTCCGGTATGTTGAAAGATGGTATGGTTGCCGCTTTCAAACTCAAGTCCGGTGTGAGCAAGGAACCAATTCCAGAACCCCACTATCCGTGGGAGTCATTCTGGTTTCCTCAATTTGGTCGAGGCGACAAGTCGAAGAAAGGTCAGGGCCCGCCTCAAGGGTCCAAAACCAAAGTTCGTCCCCTCTTCAACGGCATTGAAGGGCCTGCGCTTCCCAACTTCGATTTCAATCGTGGTAACGCAGAAGAAAACCGTCGTGCCGCCAAGGAGAAGCAACGAAGGGACAACGAACGAGCACGTGAAGCTCGGGAGCGCCAGCGCCGTGATGGTGATTTGGAAGATGCTTGGGATCAAGTTGTTGATGCCACCTTCCCGAAACCTGGGCTCTCCCCCGTTGAAGAAACTGACAACACCAATGTTGAAGACATTGAAGATGTTCCCAAGAAGATGATTCGGAAGGACAGGAAATCAAAAAATGCTCCTCGCAAAGGAGCCAATTCATCCGGTCCCAAGAACAAGTCTGAGTCAGATCTCAACAAGCGTCGCGAGAATCGTGCTGGTTCAAAGTCTGGTGTTCAAAAACCAGCTGTCGGAACTTTCAATCCCACCAAGGGTTACCCTGGAGAAGGGCCCCGTAAGAAGGGTGGCAAGAAGAAGAAGGGTTCGACGAAGGTCAATCGCAAATCCAGCCGGAAAGGTTCCAAAAAGGGGGGCAAAGGCAAAGTCAAGTTTGTCCCTCTCACGCGAGCTGCTCCACATCCTTCGACTGGAATGAAGGCGACCGACCGTACGGTTATCAAAGGCGTTACTTTGTTGTGCAATGTGGGCACAGACAATAGCAGCTTTCCTGCACAGTGGACTTCCTTGTTCTATCAGTATCAAGGGTCGGGTGACACAGATCAAGAGTCAAGTCTCGGATTTCACGATGTCACTCCGTATTCTGTTGCGATGATCAAAACTGGTGGCGATCAAGCTACCACTCAGATCCGCGCAATTGCTGACATCCATGAACAGTTCACTGTCAAGAAGTGGAAGTATGTTTGGAAGACGCAGTGCATGTCCGTAGTACCTGGGACTGCCACGTTTTTCTACGACTTTGATCCCTCCAATCCCC